ATTTGTAAATAGTGGTTTGATATCTGATATTCTACGTGGTTTTGCCACTCTAAATACCTATTATGAGTTTCTTGTTGTAAGTATTTAGATGTCATATAAAGGAAAATATAAACCATCCTTTCCAGATAAGTATCATGGGGATGTAACTAACATTATATACAGATCTTTATGGGAGAGAAAGTTTTGTGTTTACTGTGATACAAATGAAAAAATAATTGAATGGTCATCGGAAGAAAAATGTGTCCCCTATCGTTCCCCATTAGACGGAAAGATTCACAGATACTTTCCAGACTTCCTCATCAAAGTCAAAGAGTCCGATGGTAGTATCAAAAAATATATGATTGAGATTAAACCATCCAAGCAAACTGTTCCACCTCCAAAACCAAAAAGACAAACTCAGAAGTATATTTCTGAGGTCTATGAGTACGCTAAAAACCAATCAAAATGGGAATCTGCAAGAGAATGGTGTGCTGATAATGGATATGAGTTCAAAGTAATCACCGAGCATGAATTAGGTATCAAGTAATGGCACTCACAGGATACGAAAAAAGATTAGAAGATTATACTAAAAATGAATTAGTTGAAATTGCTGAGAAATACAGCATATATTATACGACAGCAACTGGTCAAGGTCGAATTGATGGGTATCAAAGATTAAACAAAACTCAACTGATTAGTTTAATCAAAAATGACCATGACTATAAAAGTTCCAATCCAAATTCTCCCAAATTACCAGGAACTAATCGTGGAGGAAATAGATTTTCAAAATTTAAAGAATCTCTATTTGGAAATGAAACTCCTGAAGAATTAATGGATGAAATTCTAACAATTGCAAGTGATACAAAAAGAAATTTTCCAGTTCCAGGTAAGTATTACACTTACGTCTATTATGCTGCAACTCCAAAAATACGCTATGATCGCCACCCATTAATTATTGCTGGAGACATATTACCAAAAGGATTCCGCGCTTTTAATTATCATTGGGGAAAAATAAGACAATATAATACTGTAGATGGTGATAGATTAGTAAGTGGTTTGTATGAATTGACACCACAAGAATATAATACTTTAAAATCAGTTCCTTATGGAAAAATTGTAAGAAATTGACAATAAATAGTTAAAAAAGTAAATGGCAGGAACATTAAGATATCCTCTTAGTAATATTGGGCCACAAGATGATTATTTTAAAATTCAAGTCCTAAAATATGAATATCCTAGTTTAAATTTAACTGGAGGATTTGCTTTAAGAACAACAGAAGAAGCATTAAGACAAACTGGAAGCATTAAAACCTCATTGGCAACTATTATTCTACCAATGCCAGCAACAATTCAAGATAACAATGCTGCTGAATGGCAATCTGGAACTTTGAATCCAATTACTGCTGGACTTGCTGCCGGAGCAAATGCTGCCGTTTTAAGCAATAATGTCGCAGCATCACTCGGACAATCTATTACTAAGTTACTTCAAAATATAGGATCTGTTACTGAAACTGGAGAAGGACAATCAGCGATTGCTGCAGGAACTGCTGCGGCTGCAGTTCAAGCAGCAACAGGGCAAGGAAACATTAATCAAATTATTTCAAGAGCAACAGGACAAGTATTTAATGAAAATGTAGAATTGTTATTTAATGGCGTAACAATGCGTCCAGCATTTAATTTTACATTTGACATGGTTCCAAGGTATAAAAATGAATCAGATACAGTTAAAACCATAATTCGAACTTTGAAAAAGAACATGACTCCTCAAAAAGGAAGACCAGATGTAAATGGAAGTGGTCTTTTTGTCTCAGCACCAAATGTTTTTAAATTAGAATATATGAGTGGAGGAAAGCATCATCCATTTTTACATCGTTTTAAACCATGTGCTCTAACGCAAATGAGCGTTAATTATAATGGTTCTGCACAATATGCAACATATGCAGATGCAACTCCAGTTCATATGCAATTGACTTTACAGTTCCAAGAACTGAGTCCGATTTATGCAGAAGATTACGAAACAGAAGAAGGCAAATACGGAGTTGGATACTAATGACTTACTTCAGAGAACTTCCAAACTTAGAATATCAATCATTCTTATCAGATTCTAATTCATCGGATCAATATTTGATTGTTAAGAATCTGTTCCGTAGAGTAAAACTTCGTGATGACTTACAAAATGTCTTTACTGTTTTTGATAAGTATCAGATTCCAGATGGGTCAAGACCAGAATTAGTGTCTCAAGAACTTTATGGTAGTGTTCAATATGATTGGGTTGTAATTGTATCAGCGGGAATCACAAGACTCAGAGATCAATGGCCACTTTCTGATAAACAAGTATATGATTATGCAGAATCAATCTATGGTAATGACTTAAATGCAATTCATCATTATGAGACTAAAGAAGTTAGAGATTCAGAAGACCGATTAATTCTTCCTGCAGGTCAAATTGTTGATGCTGACTTTAACATTTATTACTATGACAATGAAACTTTATACACAAATGATGCCACAAGACTGGGAGAAGATGTGATTCTTATTGCAGATCCAATTGTAGGGATAAGCAACTATGTTTATGAAGTAAGAAAGAATAATGAAAAAAGAAGTATCTATGTATTAAAACCGAGATACCTACAGCAAGTTATCAATGATACAAGAAAAGCGATGATTTATGACAGATCATCGCAATATGTAAATGATACATTAATTAAGACAGAAAATACTAAGGTCTCAATTCCATTTTAAGGGAGGAGATTTCCTCCCTATACACATCACTCAGCAAGTTTTGCAAAGTAACTTAGAGTATCATCTTCATCGTCTTCATCATAAGAAGAAGAACGAGTAGGAGTTAGATTCTTGAGTTCAGAACGAAGATCATCGGTAAGTTCCTTGGTAGAACCACGAGTGTATTCTTCTTCAGACTCAACTTCCTCATCAAGACGGGCAGACCCTTTAGATCCAAGCACAGAATGAAGACGTGCTTTCAGTTCTTCATAAGTCTTGAACTGATCGGGAGAAACAAACTCAGTGAGAGAATACTGCTTCTTCCACAATGCTTCCAGAGCGTCATCATCACCCAGAAGAGCACCCTGAGGAGCAAACTCACTGGAATCATAGTTACGATAACCAGCAACGTTCTTTGCCTTCAGTTTGAAGTTAGCACCCTGCCAGAAGTCAAACGGATCGATTGCTTCTTCATCTTCAAACTCAGGTTGCATTGCTTCAGTAAGTTTATCAAAGATTTTTTTACCATACTTGAAGAGAAAGACTTTACCTTCGTTCTCAGGATTGGCAGGATCTTTCACAACATAGACATTACTTACATAAGTCAGTTTGCGTTTCTGCTTACGAGCAACTTCTTTACCAGCATCAGTGCCATTATTCCAGAGACCAGAGTTATGCTCACACACTGGGCATTTCTGATTTACAGTAGTCAAGCATTGGTCGATCAACCAACCACCAGGACCTTGGAATGCGTGACTATAAACCTTCACAAATGGTAGATCTTCACCATCAGGAGCAGGGAGGAAACGAATTACAGCATAACCATTGTTTGCTTTATCACACTCAAGTTTCCAGAAACGTTCGTCAGAAGAACCTGACCCACTTGTATTCATTTTTTCAACTTCTTTCACCAGTTTTGCGGTGAGAGAACCAAGTTTAGACTGTTTTTTAAGATCGGCAAATGCCATTTGGATACCTCGGATAAATTTGGATTTGTTGGATTACTCGGATAGTATAACAGGGATTTCCTCAATTGTCAATGTAATCTTTGAGGGATTGAATCGTTTTGGTCATACTACCAAATAATATACTCATATCAGTCTCTGGTGGAAATCCCATCAGGGCAACTGACTTGCGTAGGTTCTCTTTCATCTCAACCGCTTTGGGGTCGTCTGAAAGAGACAACCTAGTATACATCACTCTTTGCTTTTCTAGCAAGAGTTCAAGTTTTTCAATGTGTTCCAGTTTAGTTTCGCGGGACATCATACCAAAAGTCAAAATACTTCCGTAAATTTGCTCTTGTAACTGATTGATTTCTTTCAGTTCATCTTGAATAATATCGGAATCAAAAAAGTTACTCATTTACAATTTCCC